GTATTATTGAATCCATTTGACATTAGGGTGTACCACTCGCGTTAGCTACGAAACCATCTCCATCTACATATAAAGCAACAAAGGTAAAACGCTCAATCGCTAGTCCTTTCTTCTGAATTCCGAACTCTGCCTGAGTAATCCTACATTTTCGGATATTCAAGACACCGAGATAATTAACAGTAGGATTTGAGCCAGGCCCTGATTCAGTTCCACCTTCTAAAATACCTGTAACTCCAGAAATGAAGTTGCCCGCAGCAGAATCAGGGCTAGGCTGCACTGCATTAGGTACCTTTTGATAAATCTGAATATCAAACGTTGTTCCCGCTGCAAATTTACTAGGATCTAAGGCTTCATTCGCACGACCATCATTACCAATGCCATTGCGAGCGAAAAAATCTAAGTTACCTCCGCCCCAAGCACCACCCCAGTTACCAGGTCCGTTACCAGCATCATTCTCTGCTATACCTTGTGGGAAATTACCGGGACCCACTGCTTCTCTAATACCTTTAGCATAACGAATTACAGAAAAACTCCCCTGCACTAAATAACCAAGAGGTTCCACTGAATCGCCTTCATACTTGCCTAGCACTTTAGGCGTTTGAGTATTAACTTGAACAGAGCAACTAAAATCTTGACAAAACGCAAGAGTCTTACCGTTAAGACGAATTTTCGCCGTAGCTCCAGTAATAAAAGTGGGTCGTGCTCCTGCCATTTTTTAATTATATTGCGTAAGTAGTTAAAAGAAAAGGGGCTAAATTAGCCCCTTAACTTCATAAACTATTGTGCTTATTACGCTGATAGATCGATATCGCCAGAGTTGCTTGCAGTGAATGAATCGTCAGATGCAAGAATTCCAACAAATGCCATACGGTCAACAAGAATGCCGCGTTTGTTCAAACCAGCGTGCTTGTTAGTGAAACGGCAGTCAGTAATAGTGATCACAGCAGGAGCAACTACAACAGGCGTTGCACCTGAAGCAGTTTGAATTTTCTGAAACACAGCTAGGTCCCAAGTTTGTGATGCGAGGAGATTCCCCGGGTCCATCTGGTCAGAGCCTTTGCCACCAGTTGTCCAGTTAGCATTACCAAGACCATTTCCACCTGCAGCAGAACCAGGCATATTGTTAGTTTTAGCAACAGCGGTATAGCGAACAACAGAAAGTTCACCTGAAACCGTATAGTTAACGGGTTCATTGCTCACTGTTTCATATCGACCCATAGTTTCGATAGCAACAGTATCGACATTAACTCGATAAGAAACATCTTGTGCATAAGCAAAAGTAAGTCCGCCTGCGCGAATCTTAGCATTTGCTCCAGTAATAAATGAAGGTACTTTTGAAGCCATTTTATTCTCCTGTCGGTGCGGGTCCGACTTACCAAGCGTTTAACTGCTTAATAACTATAACACGAAGTTAGATAATCATGAAAGGCAGGACTTGGGCGGTAATTTACGCTATTCGCGCTTTGGGTAACTAATTCTGAATCAAAATCATATGTTGGTTAAAACCCGCAGTGGAGAAAAATATGAACAGTGTAACAGCGGAAGTGTGGAAGCTTGTTTAGCCCAATGGACTCAAAGGATCAGATTTTGAGTCTGCCTTTAAAATGGCCGAATTGATAGAAACTATTCAAAATAAGTCAATATTAGTTAAAAGAAAGGCTGTTAAGGTGTTTAAACCTAAGTTGGTTCCTGATGCAACGCATCTTACTGCGGGACAGGCAGCAAAGATTTTAGGTCTTGCACGAGAAACAGTCTATATTGCAATACGAAATGGAAAGTTAAATGCAGCGTTTAAAGGTAAGAATTCTAGAGGCGGAATACTTATCACTAAAGATAGTTTAGAGCAATTTAAAAAGGCAAGAGCAGCCTAAATAAGAATCCCCACTATTTCTAGTGAGGATTCTTTAAATCTTAGTTTTGTATAAGAGTTATCCAGCAGTAGAAGCTGCTCGCTGTAGGTTGATAGTTGAGAGAACAAAATCAATTCCTTCAACTAGTTTAACAGTAACTCCGACATTAACAGTACTGCCATCTAGGTTTACTGTAAGTTGCTTGAAGCCTTGCTTCGCATCAGAGGTACTAACAGTAATCCCCTGAGCAAGATAGGTTGCAAGAATCGATTCACAGGTCTGTGCAATTTCTGCGGCAGAGACTGTATTCTTAACGCCAACATAAATATTCTGGAGTTGCGTACGGAAATCGTACTCAAGAACATCTGCTGCGTAAAGAACGTGGGCTCGATTGTAAACCCAGTTGCCATCGCGACCGTAAGTGGTGTTGTCCACAACCACGCGGAAGCCGCCGCTCTGCGGATGCTCCATAAACGTGATGCCATTACGGATCGCATCTTCATATTGAGTGTCTGGATCAAAATCTTCGTTGATGTCTGCATCAGCAGTTGACATAGCCTGACCAGTCTGACGAATACCAGAGCAATTTAGATACTTGTTAGTCATTGGAAGACCAATAGGCGATCCACCGCGTGCTCCTGCGAGCATGCAAGCAAAAGCCCAAGGCTGGAACCACTGAATAACGCCATCGCTGTTATTCTGTTTGACATCTTGAATAGTGAGTTGTGAACTTCCATCAGCAAGAGTCTGAGAAGCGATTCGGCAATTATTGTATGTGTCTTTAATTGACAAATATCCCTGACGTTCAGAGCGTGCCTTAGTAGTTCGCATTAGGCTGCAGTGAGTCTTAACCGCCTGATGAATACCTGCAATAGTGTAAGCTGATGCACTATCGGTAAGTCCATCAGTAAAATCACTAGAAGCATCACGTGAGAAAGTCGGAACAACGGCATTGACTCGCACTTTTTGGAATGCTGCAAGAGCATCAACGATCGCCGCAGTACTAGTTGAACCAAGAGTTCCACCAGCAAGATATGCACTTGCTAATGCATCCGGTAAACCACACCCAGCGCTTGCGCCAGCAGTCAAGGAAACATTTGAGGATTCAGCAAAGAAGCTCGTAGTTTCAAATGCGTCTTTCTTGATCTGAGCAGGAAGTCGGGCAGAGACAAGCGAAGTTGCATTAGCTCCAACCGCAGTAACCTGATCAAGAACTGTAGGTGAGAGTTGTCCAAAGAGAACACTGGAAACTTCAGCCATCCAATTTCCACTAGTACTTGCAGTGATAAAATCAGCGATTTGCTGAACTGTATCAAAGTCTGCTTTATTTAGACTGTATTCGTTTGCACCGTTTTCTTTAAGTAAAATCTGAGTTGCATTGATGGTGACCTGAGGAGTAACGCCACCATTGCGACCGATCTTAAGAACAACGTTTCCGCCTAATGTGGCAGTTTCAGTGATGAGATCGCGAGTATTAGTGATAGTAAGAATTGCTTGATCTTCACTTGAAGCAACAACAAGACTTACGGCGAAATTAAATATAGCTAAACCAGTGCCACTGACAAAAGCAAAGTTACGGCCAAATCCTTCACGATGAGGAGTAGTTGTAGCTTCACGGGTTGCATTAAGTGTTGCTGCTGCATCAGATGCGCCAGCAACTGTAAACGTTAAGCCAGTTGGAAGGCCAGGTGACCAGTTAGAGCTAGAGTTAATTGCAGTCTGTAGAAGTGCTCGGGTTGAAGTAGATACAGGAACAGTGAATGTGTAATCAGTTGCGCCCTGAACTCTAACAGTTAGAACTGCGCCGTCAATATTACTGCCAGCACAAGTAAAGGTTGCGCTAGAAGTTTTAGTTGCTGAAGTAGCCGGAACTAAAGCATTTGCGAAAGTGAGTCGATTACCGCCGACACCAAATTCATCTGCTTTAAGTGTACCCCAAGTATTTGCTAATGTAAGCGTTGCTTGAGTTGAAGCATTGGTCTTATAAATAAAGATTGCTTGTGCTCCACTTGGAATCGCACCATCTGCACCAGGAGCGAAGAGGAAGTTACATGCGTCGACAACAGGACCTGACCGATAGATTTGCTTGATAAGCGGAAACTGATCTGGTGTAAAAACATTGTTAGCAATGTTTGGAATGTTTGCGCCTGGAGTTCCAGAAGCAGCTTCGCCGAAAAGAGCAATTAAACCAGTGGGACTTAGGGGAAAACCGCCACCAAGGTCGATCTTTCGTTTAGAATACGAACCGGGCTTAAAGATAGTGGAACCGTTAAAACTTATATTAATCGCCAAGGTAGACTCCTTATAAAATGTCTAAGAGAACTAAGTCACTCTTAGTAAGTAATTTTTTATGTAAAGCTGGATACTCTTTACAGAACATGTTCCATTTTACAACAGCGTCTGGCCTAAATAGCCCTTGATCTCTACAACTTAATGCCATAAGACTCAAGCGCCTTATCATAAGCATCAAGAGTCTCTTTGGCTTGTAGACCTTGGCTTTTAAAGTCTGCCCAGATAATTTCTCGCATATGTCGCGTAGGAATCTTCTTTTCACGCATAGCGAACCAAACGTTAAAATCAACGGTTTGAGGAGTTAGGGCTTCTGTTTCAACTTGTTCTTTCTTATATTTTTTGGTCATGGTATTCCCTTAAACGTCTAAGTCGTCTTCACCGTCTTCATCACCTATTCTACCAACTCTAAAGCCTTCACTAGAACCAGCGCTTACCTCAGAAATATCAACATCGGGGCCAGCGGCAAAATCTTCAGAGTTGATTCCACCCCTAGAATCTAGGTTAATAACTTCAATATCTTTAAGCTCTTCAGCGGGCCAGTCATTCTGAGTGGTGCACCGATAACGAACCCAACGAGTCCAAACATTGTTACCCATCTTCTCGTTTTCCTTGCTATAGTCTGAGGCACTAAAGGTTCCCATTTGCAACCCTAGACGAACTAACGCAGGCTTATTTTTAAAAAGAATATAAGCTAAAATATAATAGAGCCATAGAACGTGATCTCCACCCCTATTTGCGTGGATACCGATATCCAACATAACTGTAAATGCCGCTACCCCTGTGGTGTTATCGTTATTAAAGGTTCCGCCATAGTCATCAAATGCAATTTTGTCTTCAGCTTCTTGCTCATTAGCTAAGTGTATAGAAATACAGGGTATTTTCTGGGCATTAAAAGACCAAGATTGTATAACGGGAATTTTGGTCGTAGCAAACCATTGATATATTTGCTCAACATACGCGTCTCCATATTCGGAGACAAGTTCATCTTGGGCAAATTCATTGAAAAGGTCAATAAATGCAGGTTTATTGGAGCGAAGGGCTTTAATCCCATCGTCGATCACTCGCCGAACAGCAACTTCTGGTAGTGTAAACCCCATTTAAAACATCTCCATGTAATTCTGTATTATAACGCTAATCCTGTCATCAATAGAAGCGCGTAGATCAGAGTTAATACTCTCTACTTCATTAGTGAAGTCTTTCTCTTGAGCGGGTCTAACCCACTGAGTATTGGCATCTTGCTTAGAAGAAACAGTCCTAAATTGAACACCTTTAGAGCCAGTAGGAGAAATGGCTTGATAAGTCCGCTTAGCGGCTTCTGCTCTTTCTGCTGCAATGCGCTTTTGAGCATCAAAAATATTAGTTGACATCGGGGGTTTATTACTGGACTTACCAATTGGAACAATCTTATAAACTCCGCTACCGTCAGTCATCGGCTTAGCATTCTTAAGTAATGAATGAAGCATAGGGTAAGGTGGAACACTAAAGTCCATGCTTCCGCTGTCAGTTGTCACTTCAAAACTTAGAGTATCTAAGCGCAACTCATTAATAAAGTCCGGGGCGTTTTTTTGGACACCTGCTTCCACTGTGCGATCTATCGCACTAGCT